ATTTGTATATGACCTAGACATAGTTATTGAAGCTATGGAAAACCAAGACTATAAAGACGCTTTAAAAATGATTAAATACATACAAGAAGATTTAAGAATATTAGCATTACTATAAAACAAAAACAATGATAGCAAAAACATTAAGTAGATTAGGAATAGAAGTATGGAAGGACATACCAGAATATGAAGGCTTGTATCAAGTTAGTAATTTAGGGAACGTTAGGAGCTTAGATAGGATTGATAGTAGGGGTCGAAAAATAAAAGGAACGGTTTTAAAAAACACTATAACAAGCCCAAAATATTTTGGAGTGAATTTATCTAAAGATAATAAAAAGAAAACAATTACAGTACATTCATTAGTGGCTTCTGCGTTTCTTGACCACAAACCTTGTGGACATAAATTAGTAGTAAACCATATTGACATAAATCGTGAAAATAATAATTTATACAACCTGGAAATTATAACTCAAAGGGAAAATTCTAATTTAAAACATATTAAGAGTTCAAGTAAGTATGTTGGCGTTTGTTGGAATAAGAAAATTGAAAAATGGCAATCACACATTTATATAAATGGTAAATTAAAATATCTAGGATTATTTACAGATGAAAAAGAAGCAGCACAAGCATATCAAAACGAATTAAATAAAATAAAATTATGAAAGACAAAAAAGATATATGGAGAAAAATAAAAGGTAAGTGGGTTAATTTAACACAGTTAAGCAATGAAAAAGATAAAGTTAAATTTATACCTTGTGACGAACAGAAACAAACAAACTATTATAGCAGAACAAATATAAGGTCAAAGATATCACCTACAAGAGGTAACCCACCAGCAAAAAAAAGAAAAATCAATGGTAGTAAAAGATAAAAAATTATGAAACGAGCAACTTATTTACATTACGAAAACGGTAAAGGCTATGACGTTATAGACTTTATAAAAGATTATGAGCTAAACTTTAACAGAGGGAATATAATTAAGTATATTTGCAGAAGTGGAAAGAAAGACGATGAATTAAAAGACTTAGAAAAAGCAGCAGATTATTTAAGACGTGAGATAGAATACCTAAGAGAGCAACAACAACAATGGATAGAAAAAAACAAATGAGAAAAGAACAAAAAGAATACTACGAAAGAATAGAACAAAAAGAACTAGAACACCAGGAACAAGTAAGAGGGGTTTATGATGAGCCAATAAACGACAGACATTTAGCTTATTTAAAATGTGTATTAATAAGTCAATTACTACTAGAAGCAAACGATGATTTAAAAGGCAGTAAAGCATTTAAACAAAACGTAAAACTACAAGTCAATAAAACATCAAAGATACTAGAGAGAATATATCAAGAGGGATTTAATACTGTATATCATAACAACCCAGAGATGTGTACCAACGTACTAAACAAAATAGACAGCTTAATGCACAAAATAAAAACAGCTAGTATTGATGAGCTAGTAATGATTGATGCACTAGTAGATAATTACTTTCAAAACAAAGAAGAACATAATAAAAACCAAATAGCAGAATTCACTAAAATAGATTAATTATGTATATAAATATAGAAATAGAAAAAACAGATAGAAAAGATTACTTTAAATTCAACATAAACGGAGTTAAGCTAGGGGAATGGGAACGCTCAGACCTTAGACACTTAATAGAAGTTATAGACAATAAAATATAGACAAAATGAAAACACCAAAACAAATAATACAATACGCAATAGACAATCCACATACAGAAGAATACATAGGCTCTAATTGCTGCGGTGCTTCTCAATGGCTAGAAACAGATTTATGTAGTGAGTGTTTAGAACACGCAGAATTTAATTAAAAACAATTATGAAATTAGAAACAATAAAAGAAGCAGTAAATAAAAAGTTCAATTTAGATATATCATTAGATACAAGACAAAGAAATTACTCTTATGCTAAAAAGGTATTTAGTAAACTAGCTTACGAAAGTGGAGCTACATTTAGAGAGGTGGGCGATGTAATTAAAAAAAGCCACTGTAACATATTGCACCACGTTAATAGCATAAACGTAATAGGTCTTGAAGATAAAAAGAAACACGACCAAATAATAAGGGAACTAGGACTAGTATTATCTAAACCGTTCTTTAATTCAGAACAAGACAAGATAAAAAAAGAAATAAAAACAAACAAAACAATAAAAGAAATACAAGACGTTATAGACATCTTAACAGGCTGGGACATAGAAACAGTAGAAGAATTTAAAAAAACACGACTAGACCCATTTAACGCATTAATAAAGACTAGAGTAAAGCGTAAGACAATACCAGAAATAAAAGGTGCTACACTAAACAAGAAAGTTAAAAACCCTGTATTATGCTAAAATAAAATAATTCTGTTTATATATTAATAGGATTGATTAAACAATTTATTTCAAATGGATAACAGAAAAAATAATGGTGGTGCTAGACAAGGTGCTGGACGTAAACCAAAGGCAATAGAACAAAAACTAATTGAACGCTTAGATGCTATAATAGACAAAGACGAAGCAATAAGTAAACTAGGGGAGTTAGTAGCTAAAGGCGATATGAGAGCCGTACAACTGTATTTAAGCTATCGTTATGGTAAACCTAAAGAAAGTGTTGACATCAACTCTAGTGAGGGTTTAAACATCAATTTTAGAGATTTAATAAAGTTCGTTGATTAAAGTAAAAAAGAAATATATGCCTATTGTTGATAGTTACAGTAGGTATTTTATAGTAAGTGGTGGGCGTGGTTCTGGGAAGTCTTTTTCAGTAAACGCCCTTTTAGTGATGCTAACATATGAACAAGGTCACACGATACTGTTTACACGTTACACGCTAACCTCAGCTTACATATCAATCATTCCAGAATTTATAGACAAGCTAGAGCAGTTCGGCTCAATAGCAGACTTTCACATTACCAAAGACGAGATACTAAACAAAAAGACAGGTAGTAAAATAATATTCAGAGGGATTAAAACATCAAGCGGTGACCAGACAGCAAACCTTAAATCTTTACAAGGCATTACAACGTGGGTTGTAGATGAAGCAGAAGAGCTAGTGGACGAACAAAAGTTTGACACTATTGATTTGTCAGTAAGGCAGCAAGGCAAACCAAACAGAATTATATTAATACTAAACCCAACTACAAAAGAGCATTTTATATATAGACGTTTCTTTGAAGATAGAGGGGTTCAAGAGGGGAGCAATACAGTTAAAGAAAATACAACTTATATACATACAACGTACCAAGACAATATAGACAACTTATCTAAAAGCTATATAGAGCAAATAGAGCAAATGAAGATAAGACGTCCAGAAAAGTATAAACAGCAAATGTTAGGAGCTTGGCTAAACAAAGCGGAGGGAGTTATATTTAATAATTGGAGCGTAGGCGAATTTAAAAAAACAAGTGTAAGCGTATGGGGTCAAGATTATGGTTTCGCTGCTGACCCAAGTACATTGGTTGAAGTTAATATAGATAGTTCTAACAAACGAATATATTTAAAGGAATGTTTCTACTTACAAAGACTAACCACGTCACAAATAGCACAACTTAATTTAAAACACGCTAGAGAGGGTTTAATTGTTGGAGATAGTGCAGAGCCTAGACTGTTAAGCGAAATAAAAGCAAAGGGTTGTAATGTACGTCCAAGTATAAAGGGACAAGGAAGCGTTACTTATGGCATTAGCTTATTACAAGATTATGATATTATAGTAAGTCCAGATAGCACTAACTTAATTAAGGAATTAAATAACTATCGTTGGTTAGAACGCAAGTCAAATACACCAATAGACAAATACAACCATTTAATAGATGCGGTTCGTTATGCAGTAGGCTTTCAACTACAAAACCCAAACAGGGGCAAATATACTGTATCTTAGTTACTAAAATAAAATTAAAAAGTTTATATATTAATATGAAAGTTAAGTTAAGCATACCAACAACGTTAAATGAAATAACTCTAGGGCAATACCAAGAGTTTGACAAATTAGATTTAACAAAGGAAGCAGAGGTGCAATCTAAGATGATTGAGATATTTTGTAAAGTGCCTGTTGAGGTTGTACGTTCAATGAAAGCAAAAGATATAACAGATATTTGTGTTATTATAAATAATATGTTTGACACAGAACACCAGCTTATAAATAGGTTTCAAATGAATGGTATTGATTATGGTTTTATACCAGACTTAGAAAATATGAGTTTTGGGGAGTATGTGGATTTAGATACGTTTATAGGCGATAACGATAATTTGCATAGAGCTATGAATGTTTTATACAGACCAATTGATTTAAAGCAAGGGCAAAGATACACGCTTAAGGAATACAACCCAGATACAAACGAAGATGCCAAGAACTATCCTTTAGATGCTGTGTTCGGTGCTATTGTTTTTTTTTACAATTTAGGCAAAGACTTATCGACAGTTATTCTGAACTCTTCGAGCAAACAGAACGAGGAGAGCTTAGCGCAATTTCTGGCTTCACAACCAAATGGGGCTGGTACAATTCAATCTATGCAATCGCTGACGGAGATATTACGAGATTTGAAGATATCACTAAATTAAACGTACACGAATGCTTGACGTATTTAACATATACAAAAGAAAAAAACGAAATAGAAGCAAGACAAATAAAAAATAAATTCAAATGAGTTACACAGGAATAAGAGGTTATTATTTATTAACGCAAACTATTAAAGACGCTTTACTAGGCGATATAAATGTAAACACAGTCACAGAGGGAGATTTATTTGATGTTGATTTGTCTAAGCAGTCTATATTCCCTTTGTCACATTTAATCATTAATAGCGTTACAGCACAAGAAAGCGTTTTAAGATTTAACATATCTATACTAGCAATGGATATTGTAGATGAAAGTAAAGAGCCTACAACGGATATATTTATAGGAAACAATAACGAACAAGACGTTTTAAATACACAACTAGCTGTATTAAATAAGTTAGTGCAAGTTTTAAGACGTGGCGATTTATATAGTGACAAATACCAGCTTGATGGTGACGCAAGTCTTGAACCTTTTGTAGATAGGTTTGAAAATAAAGTGGCTGGTTGGACTGCAACGTTTGACGTATTCGTAAACAATGATATTGAAATATGTTAGCAGACAAAGCCTTAAAAGAAGAATTAAATAAGTTCGCTAAGTACGTTATACAACAGAGCCGAAGCAACCTGTCTAAAAGCGATAAGAACGATACTAAGGCACTTTATAATAGTTTAGGGTATGATATAGAGCTAACAACTAAAGGAGCTGAACTAGGTTTCAGTATGGAGCAATACGGAGAGTTTCAAGACAAAGGGGTTAGGGGTAAGTCATCAAGCAGTAAAGCACCAAATAGTCCGTTTAGGTTTGGCAGTGGCACAGGACGTAAAGGTGGTTTAACCGAAGCAATGCAAAGCTATGTTAAAAGGCGTAGAATACAATTTAGGGATAGGAAAACAGGGCGATTTTTAAGCTATCAAAGTACAGCGTTTTTAATTGCTAGAAGTATATATCAAAAAGGAATTAAGCCTAGTTTATTTTTTACTAAACCATTTGTAGCGGCTTTTAAAAGATTGCCAAATGATTTAATTGAAGCGTACTCAATAGGAC